GCACACATCACACCACCACCTCCCGCTCTCAAGAGTGGTTTGAAATTGTGTAAGTTGATGTCCTTTTTTGCAAACAAGACCTTGCTGGTCAGCAGCAGCTTGTGCAGCGGCAGCAGCAGCAGCAGCAGCATCTGCTTCCTCCTCTTCTTCGCATTTTTTACAAGTTGCAGGTTGTCCTCTCTTGGCTCTACTTTGCTGATTCTGGCTAAACTTTCTAGTTGGGCGGCGACTTCTTCGTCCACATTTCTGACATATGATACTATTACCGGGACCTGGAAAGCCCGAATTGCCTCCCGGCTGCTGCTGCTGTTGCTGTTGTTGCTGTTGTTGCTGGTCAGCAGCAGCTTGTGCAGCGGCAGCAGCAGCAGCAGCAGCATCTGCTTTCTTCTTTTCTTCTTGCTGGTCAGCAGCAGCCTTACCTGCTTTCGACTCCCCACTACTAACACCTCCCCGCTTCTGGAATAAACCCTTAAAAGATTTCATATTCGTTTTGCCTGTTAAAAGCCATGTGCCGTCGGGCAAGTGCTCACCTCTGAGTTGTTGCTTGAGCCTCTCGAAGTTTCTTATTTTCTCATTCTTTGGGGCATTGTCTGGAGAGACACTTAAATCAATCAAAGGCGGATGGGTGCCCGAGAGGTGATACAACGGAAATTTTATATTTTTCATTCTCTCCCGCCTGTCAAGTGTTATTTCTGGCAATAACGGTTTGATTAACATCCCCCCCGGTCGATCACTTGGTATCGGTGCTCCAGTGGTCGTATCCGGCCCGATCACCTCCATTTCCATACGCATTTGGGGAATTTCATATTGGTCTTGAAAATTCTTAAATTTATAAGAGGGCGATTGGTATTTTCCCTCAAAAACTCTAGGACGAGGATTTTTATGACCAAACTGATCGTCAATTTGTTTATTTTGTAAAAGACTATTTGTCATAGTATTTATACCACTTTTAAAAAATCTGGTGATGGCTCTCTCGCCATCACCATGGTTTGTAAAAAAGTTATAACTTTGATCGGGCATCATGTCACCAGGTCTATAAACTCTCCATGATAATCTTTCACTGCTGCCGCAATCAATCTTCCCCTTCCCCTGTAACGCACAATGCGTGCTGACACCAGAGAATCTTCTGTATGTTTGTTTTTGTAAAGCATCTTTCACCATCGCACCATCCCCATTATTGGAGTTTATTAAAAATTGTACCCATCCCCGCCGCCCTTGCAGCATCGGGTCCAAATGAGGGAGTTTTCTATGCAATAATTCATCTACTGATTGCAATGCTGCAGAGTATTGAGAATCAGTCAACGCTAACCCTGTTACAGAAGGAAAAACCCAAAAAATATTCGATTCATTAATTCGGTATAGAGGTTTCCGCCCTCCAAGCGTTGAACCGTGAGCTTCTAGTAGTAATATTTGAGCAGGATCACTTAGTCTTTTTGCGCAATGTGCGGTAATACTCTCACCACTATCAAACCCTGCATGGTTTTGTTCGGTGGCCATCTCGTTGCTCAATTGCCGCAAGGCGATCGTGCGCTCCACAGCGGTGGGGTGGGAATTGTTATCGGGGTGTGACGCTTTATGATGTCTACAAGACATCATAAGCATACATGTTGGTGCAGCAGACATTTCGCTACAAAAATCCGCCGGCATTCCATTACTAAAGGGTTCACTTTTTTGGTATATCAGTATGTCAACATGTTTATGTATAGCTGATTTTACTAAACTCATAATTGTTGAATCGCCAGAGCTTGCCAACGCCTCCTTCAAAGCCTCATTTGTCATGTTTGCTTCCTCCAGTTCTTCTTGCAAAAATTTCACACACTCCTTGCACCTCCCTCTTCCTCTCCCTTTCCTAAATTGGGTTTTGGAATACCTGTTACGGTGTAACCAAACTTCACAATAAGAGCACTCAAAACCTTTTTCACTCATATATATATTTATAAATATTATTAATCAAAAAATTTTATAAATTATATGATTTCTATCGTTGAACTAATAATACGCTTAGTATGCGAGACATCATACTACTCATGACGACGACATTTTTAGTGACCAAAGTATCGTACTACATTCCTAAATATGAATATTGTAGGTATTTTGTATGGGGAGAGTATGTGAGAGATTTTGTATATCATTATACCAAAAAAAACTTAAATTTCTAAAAAAAAGTATGTACAATAATGGCTATGTTTTATTTGAGATTATGTTTAATTTTTTTATTTTTTATTTTTTTTTATTTTTGTAAACTTTTTTGAAAAAGTTGTTTTTGAAAATGTTTGTTAATGGCTATCACCATTCAAATCAACAGATGCCTGTATGCCCCCTGCTAATTGCGCATCATTAATATGTTGGGGAACATCTTCGTCGGTTTCGCTAGCATTAATAGTTTCTGTAACTTCATTGGCAATATCGTATGTATTTTCAAGAAAGATATTAATCTCACTATATACTTGGTTAAACTTGGTAGATCCGACTTCATTATTTCCACCACCTGAACAAATGCTCTTAAATTTTAAAAGAGATAAAGGATTGTATCGAATTGCTAAAAAGTACACTTTTAATTTTTGACACCACTCTAATTTAGATTCTGGAGATAAACCGGCTTCAATAATTTTACCGAATACATAAATTATTTTTGATCTGGAAGGAAGACCTTTTGCAGCCGATCCGAATACACTTTTATGATAACACACATTCATAATATCAACAAACATTAACAAGTCATCCACTATATCAGATACCTGTTCAATTGATACCTCTGAACACAGTTTGGGTTCTAAACGGTGAAATCGTTTATCGAAAAAGACAATTTCTTTTTCTTTTGATGTGATAATCATACCACACAAAAGAGCAATATTATCAAGTCTTTTTGTCTCGCTTAACACACCCATAGGAGATTTAGCCCAATTTTCGCGTAAAAGATCTATCTTTTCTAGATTTTGAGTAATAGAATCGGAGCATTCGTATGGCGTATCTTCGCAAAGACCGTACTGTAAGTGGACATCCCATTCGCCACGAATGATATGTTTCGCCAATTCAGGGATCACGTGATTTTTACGCCAACTGAATGCCTTAAGGAGTTCACCTTGTGACAAAGCGACTTGTTTGGTGTTTAATCTGGTAAACATAGTAGATATTGCTTTAGTAGGATCGGTTCTCGCTACTTCTGTCGTAGAAATAGGCAAGTGGCAATTCATAAACTTCGCTTGGACCGCGGGGGGGAGGTTTTCAAAAAGAACTTTTTTTTCTCCATTGTGAGGTATACCAAATTTATTGGAGGTAAAATCTCTGAGAGTACGAGATTTGTTTGCACCATCAAGAATTAGCCAAGGAGATGAATAATTATTCATAGCATTGCCATAATCACGGACCAGAGAGATAAGTCCACATGGATATCCATTCATAATAGACTCGATATAGTCTTTTTTCATCTTTTCTGACCAAACACCAGTTTCTTCGTCACCTCTATTAAAGATAGTAGATGCTCGAATATTGATTTTGTCATGAGGAGCCATTTCGTTACCTCCATTAATTTTATCAACTAATTGTTGAATAGTGAATGTAGTATGGGATGTACGTGGCATATTTAAATTTGTAATTTATTTTTGTTATTTTATTGTTTGTATATATTATACAAAAAAAACTTCAATTTTCTAAAAAAAAAGTATGGGGTGATGTTATTTTTAATTTTTGTTTTTTATTTGAAATGGTACACAGTTCAGTCATCTTCTAGGTAGGGTTCGTCATCTTCCTCCGTTTCTTCTCCCGACTCCCATTCGCCCTCATCGTCATCAACAATTTCTTTGCCCGGCTCGACGTCAGGAGCGATAAACTCAATATCATTGGTATAATGACTGCTACTAGTCACAAGTCCCAATACTTCACGAGTGAGTTCTTCGGGGAGTATTTGAGTTACTTTTTCAACATTCATTGCTTTTTTCAAATCGTGCTCATATTGGTTATCGTGGCACTTTTGGTGCTGGTCCCGCCCATCAATATGGAAGTAACCCCTATTATAACCTGTATCATATTGATCTCCTCCCGGACCTGATCCCGGAATAAACGTAAGAGTAGAAAACCTCTCAGGAGTTGCTCTTTGACGAGATGGGTTACGGCGCCCAATAGGAACAACGTGTGTTTTGTTAATAATTGTATTAGACATGTTTTTTAAAAACCAGGTTAAATTTTGAATATACTATAATTATTAGAAAAAACTCAAACTTCAATTTTCCTTAAAATTAAGCACTAAGAAAAAAACACCTGGTAAATATCAGATGGTAAATATCACCTGGAAACTATTTTCACCTGGAATATAAAAAGAAAATTGAAGTTTTTATTTCAATGGTTAAGATTGATATCCTTTTTATTCTATACAGTTTTCAAAATCATAATATGTCAACTAAAACTTCAACTAAAACTTCAACTAAAACTTCAACTAAAACTTCCCAAGAGGAAAGAGCAGCGTCCTTCATTAATAACAGCGGTGATACCATAAGCCTTCACATTGATCATGTTTGGCCCAATATTAGAGACTACCGTGTTAAACGTCACATGATTGCGGCTAAACTTGGATACATTGAGAGAATTGATCTCAGTCCTGTCTATGATAGGCAAGGTGTTCATAAATTTAATGAGGCATTTGTTCACTTTCGCAAGAATTCTTGGAACAACCGCGATGCAGATGCTCGTGAGGCGCTCAGACGTCTTCGAAATGGTGAAACCATCAAACTGGTGTATGAAGACCCATGGTGGTGGAATGTGAATATTTCAACCTCTCCAAAACCGGATGAGACCCCTAAGCCTGTATCACATAAGAGCCAAACACGTAAGACACGCATTGTTGAACCTGAAGAAAAGGTTTCAGACGAATCTTATCGCCCAGTCAGTCCAACATACAGTCCAGATGAAACCATTGAAGAAGGTGAAATTTTAGAAAATCCATAAATATAAAAAACCCTGTGATTTCAACACAGACGAAAAAAAAATTCAACCATAGTCAGGTACAAGTAATCCTATAGGATGAAATGGAAGTTCAATTCTTCTTTATGGTAACTTTTTTTATTATAAGTTCAAATATATAAAATAAATTATTATTTATTATATGGATGAATGGGCTTGTTATATTATTGAAAACAGAGGATATACTTATGTTGGAGTTTCAAATAATGTTAAAAAAAGGTTACGTGCACATAACGGAGAGATACGTGGGGGAGCGAAGTATACAACTGGTAAGGGAAAGGGTTGGACCCATGTTTGCATTATAAGAGGATTTCCGACCAAAATAGAATCTATGCAATTTGAGTGGGCATTGAAGCATGTTCCCCCGAGAAATGCTGGTGGTATAAAAAATAGAATTAAAAAATTAATAATATTATTCAAAAAAGAAAGATGGACGAATAACGCACCATTAGCAGAGACCATGCCTTTAACCATCGAATGGATAGATGAAAAATATAGACAAGAAATGGATTTACCCGTGTATATAAAAGAAATCAACCAATTTTCATAAAATCATCGTATTATTGAAAATTGAAGTTTTTTATTATTATTTTTTACAATATAAAACGTAATAATATGAATACTGTGAACCCTCAAACATGGATGCAAGAAAACTGGCCAAACTGCAAAGCCCTCGACCACGATTGGACAATGGAGAGATATGATTATCCACAAGAAGTTCGTGATTGGATTAAAGAGAATTGGATCAAAGTGAATGATGAAAATGGCGGAACTTTTCACGAACCAGAATATTACAAGTTGAAACAATCAAATGATACTCCTCCTCAAAATTTAGTTGATAAATTTCAAAAATTTATCGATACGCCAATTGAAAATGAAAATGATGGGAAATCCTTCGCAAAGTCTTATAAAGAAACTGGATTAGATAAAGGTATGGACGATGCTAATAAAAAGGCACTTGATGTTATGGCTACAGAAGGTATGGATTCGGCTATTAAATACATGTTTACAGATCAGGAAACAGGTCGTCAACTGTCCTACGGTGAAATGCGCTCACGGTACGGTTAATCCCAAATTGTAGATTAAATAAATTTGAACAAATAAAAGTATAGATATATAAAAATAAAATAATAAAATGAGGATTTATTCCGCAGAATATAATAAACGTATGGAAGAAATGTATGATAATATTGAAGGGTTTGATCAAAAACATCTTCCTGAATTCGATAGAATAATTAAAGAAAACAAATATTATAAACTGGATATATTAGGGCTTATTCAAAAGATGGAATATTTTCATAAATTTACGCCAGACGCTCTAGAACATATGATAAATACAATTAATAAATTTCCACAGACATTCCAACGATATGGTCCTTATGTAAATACAGATAATTATTGGAAAATAATTACACCTTCTCAAATCTCTAATGATGAAAATAATCTAAAAATATCAATATATCAAAAAAAAATACAAGATCAAAAAAAACACATATCAGAGTTACAAAATTTAATAAAAAAAATGGACACTGAATAAAATTAAAAATACCATCCTCCTGGCACACCCTTATATGTATATGAATATTTTGGTTCATTTTTATATTTTTTTTTATTATACTCATCATATCCTATATATTTAATCGTTACCGCGTCATTATTAATAATGCGACATTGTTTATTATATAATTTTTGTAAATATATTTTCTTTACGTTTTTGTCATGTATTTTCTTTATGTCTTTGTCATGTATTTTCGATTTCATATTTCCCATTTTTATATAATAAATTATTATTATGAATTTATACTCTTTTTTGTTGGAAAGTATAAAGAGGAAAATTGAAATTTTTATTGGACCATAATTATGTTAATATTACATATAAATGGTCAATTATAACACTAATTACTATAGACGAAACAAAAGACAAAAATTTAAAGTACATAAATGTCAACATTGTGAATTTGAGACAACAGGTCCTAAATCAAGTCTGAATGCACATGTATGGGCAAAACATACGAAAGAAGGAGATCGTCCATTTCAATGTCCTTGTGAAACATGTACAAGAGGATATTCTGCAAAAGCAAATCTACACAAACATCTAAGACAACAGCACAATATTGAAATTCCAAAAGATAATAATATTTTTGCGTATTCCGTTCTTGTAAACGACTTAGTTATTAACAATGATTGGACAGATAAAACAAAAGAGAGATTTATTATTTATAAGGATAATAATGTACTTCCTAAAAAAATACCACAAGTATTCACCGATAATAATATTACAATTGAACAATTATACTGTGATCAATATAACGGGCTTATCGCATTACGAGGTTATACAAAAGAAGATATTATTCAACTTGGTTCATAATTATTACATTTTTAATTTTATTCTAATAAATAAAAAATACGTATTTTTTCTGTTTTTATAAAATATGTATTAATAAAATGTATACAAATGAGGTTCAACCATATTTAGATGTGTATTATGAAACTTTAGAACAAAGTAAAATAAGGGATCTTATTCAATACGCAACAAATGGTGGTAAATGTATTAGAGGATTTATTGTAAAACATATTATAGAAACATTGACTGATAAAGAGGTTCCATGGCAACCAATCGTGAGCGTTGAGTTAATTCATTCTGCGAGTATTGTTATTGACGATTTACCATGTATGGATAATGATACGTTTCGTAGAGGCAAATCAAGCACATTCAAACATTTTGGAAACAATGAATCTATTCTTTCTTCTTATTTTATAATTTCAGAAACAATTAGAATTATAATAGACGGTCTAGATGATATTAATAATGTTAAGGTATTTAAAACTCTTATTAATGAATGGTGTGAATTATTGGGTAAAAATCTAGTTATTGGGCAATTTTTAGATTTAAAAGGTGATGCCGAATCTTATTTTAATATAAAATTTTCTCAAACTGATTCAGTAAATGATTATATTATTAAATACAAAACATGTTCACTGTTTTCATTTTCTTTTTTGATGGGGGCATTTTTTTCAAATAAAATAGATCCAGAGACTATACAGGATTTTAAGGATATGGGGTTACATTTTGGTATGATGTTTCAATTAATGGATGATTATCGTGATAAAGATACAGATGTACCTTATGCAAACTATGTTTTGTCCAAAGGTTTAGAGATGGCCATTGAAAAATATAAACAATCTCGCATTAGTCTTTGTATATTATTGAAAAAACATAACTTATACACGGATAAATTTATTAATTTACTGTCAAATATAGATAAATTGTTTGTTTGGTAAATATAAACCAAAATAATAACAAAAAATATATTTACTTAGAAATATATTTACTATTTTTTTTAATGAGTGAAGAAAATTATTTCAAAAAACAAATATTAACATACATGGGAAATAAACGTAAATACTTATCGAAAATAGATGAAATTATTACTTTAATTAAAAAATCTCTGGGACAGGAGAATATAAGTATAGGCGAAGGTTTTTCTGGATCAGGTGTTGTAAGTAGATTATTTAAAAATAGAATAATGAGTGACGGTTCCAAACCCCTGGAAACATTTTATGTGAATGATATTTCGGGATATTCTAAAACGTTGAACGAGTGTTTTTTAACTTCTACAGAAAATCTCTCCACTTACGATATTGAAACTTTAATTCTACATTTTAAAAAGATACGGAAATTTATAGAAACCTCAAACAATCCGCGACCATTTGTTGCCAAGTTCTGGGCACCTAAGGACGACGAAAATATAGAACCGCATGAACGTGTCTATTTTACAGCCGAAAATGCCAAAACGATCGATCAAATGTTATATTATATCCATAATTTTGTAGAAGAAGAATACAAATCTTTGTTGTTAGGGCCTTTATTAGTGCAATGTTCTATACATAACAATACAAATGGGCAGTTTTCAGCCTATTATAAAGATGAGGAAAAGGAAAAAGGAATGTATGGAGGTAAAAAAAGCATAGATTTAAAACGTATAAAAGGGAAAATAAAACCAATCATGCCTTTATTAACACACCATAAAGCAAATATTAAAATAAGTCAATCTGATGTCATAAGTTGGTTGGATACAATACCCGAAGTAGATCTCATGTACTATGATCCTCCATATAATAAACATCCTTACAACATTTACTATTTTCTACTGGATATTATTAATGATTATAATGTAAATATAGCAATACCAGATACTTACAGAGGACAACCCAAAAATTGGGAAAAAAGCAAATATTGTAGTCTAAATAAAGCAAAGGGTGAGTTTGAAAAATTAATAGAGAATACAAAAGCCAAGTATATCTTAGTTTCCTATAACAATAAGGGTATAATACCTATTAAAGAACTAGAAAAAATATTAATGAAAAAAGGTGAATTATTTAAAATACCGTTCGAAAATGGAGCATATAATAAGTATTTGGGAATAGCCGCAAAAAAACGTATAAAAAAAGAAGAAAAATTAGAGGAATTTTTATGGCTCGTGGATTGTAGATAATTAATCTTTCGCTTTATAACATTTCCAAAACCATGGGAAGTCGTACATAATTTTAAAATCGAGACCTTCGTCTAAATATTTCTTTATTTTAATAGAATTTTCACTAGTATTTAGATGATGAAAGTAAACAAAAGCCAACTTATTTGCTTTTTCTTTTGAATAAACAACATTGATTTTTTTTATTGGTCCCAAATTATATTCATTAAATGTGTCATTGATAAATTTTTTATTTACGGTTTCTTTTATTTTTGGTATGCAAATACAAACTTCTGTATTCATTTGATAATAATTTATGTAATTATTATCAATGTAATAATATAATCAATTTTATACTGTCTCTTATAAATAATATTAGTCATCTATTAAGGTTAAAATGTGCTTATTAAATAAGATTGATTGCTGTGAAGAGACATATTAATAGAATACTTAATCTTTAAGTATTATTGAAAATTGATTTTAAAATAAACAATGTAATTATAATTAAAATGAATAAAGAATTTCAATCAGAAATAAAAAAAAATATGTTTAGGAAAAAATCTAATAATTCAAGAGATAACTCAAGAGATACTCCAACTCAGAAACCAAATAGCAGATGGAGTAAATTGGAAATTTCGGAAGATAATTCAAGAGATAACTCAAGAGATACTCCAACTCAGAAACCAAATAGCAGATGGAGTAAATTGGAAATTTCGGAAGATAATTCAAGAGATAACTCAAGAGATACTCCAACTCAGAAACCAAATAGCAGATGGAGTAAATTGGAAATTTCGGAAGATAATTCAAGAGATAACTCAAGAGATACTCCAACTCAGAAACCAAATAGCAGATGGAATAAATTGGAAATTTCGGAAGATAATTCGAGAGATAACTCAAGAGATACTCCAACTCAGAAACCAAATAGCAGATGGAATAAATTGGAAATTTCGGAAGATAATTCGAGAGATAACTCAAGAGATAATTCGAGACATAATTCGAGACATAATTCGAGAGATAATTCAAGAGATAATTCGAGGCAACAACCAAATAGCAGATGGAATAAATTAGAAACTGATCAAGGATTAGATCAAAATAAATTTGAGACTGGACGGGATTTAGATCAAAATAATTTCAAAAAATCTCATACAAATAGAATGAATAATAGATGGGGTAAAATAGAACAAAATACATATAATACATCTGATAATACTTCTGATAATACTACAAATAATAGTTTTAGACATAATTACAGACCACCTAATAGAAAGTTTGATAGACGATCGGGTGGCAAAGGTTCAGGTGTGTTTTCCAATATGGAAATTATTAACGGGGTTCCTCATGTAAAAGGTGGTATACAGAAATCATTAAATATTATGGACTCTATAAAAATAAAACCAACTCATACAGAACTAAAGAAAAAATCATCAAAGAAAAAATCATCAAAGAAAAAATTAGACTGTGCATTTCTCGAGGAAACAGAAGAGGACAAAAAACAAAAAGAATTATTGAAAAAACAAATGCTAGAACAGTATGCTTATGAATATGATACAGACGAAGATATTATTGATTAACACACCTTTTAATTGAAATAATGAGTATGTATTAATATATTTTTTTAATTTATTAATTTAATGAGTGATTTAATTGATAATTTGGATGATAATTTGGATGATGATTTGGATGATAATTTGGATGAGCTGGATGATGAATGGTTGGAAAAATTAGAAGAAGATGAGGAAGAATATGATATTTTCTATAAAGAAATGATTGATATCATACAAGTTAATTATATTTATATAGATGACGCGAAAAAAATATATCATATTAAAAGAGAAAATATTGATATAGATGATAATATTTTAAATAAAGAATATTTAACTTATATATTAAAAAAAAATAAAGATTTCAATAATATATCTCATAAAATTATTAGTATATTGCAATATAATATTGATATTAAACCTCAAGAAATAAATTTATTTATGAAAAATCCCGATAATTTTAATTTTTTAACTGTTAATGAAAATATAAATGATATAAAATGGGAAGATACAATCAATTTGTTCAAAGATATGAATACTTTATATATTATTTATTATAAACCTCCATATAAGGCCAAAAAGCAGACAAAAAAAATTTATATTAAGCAAAAATTGAAACATAAAAAGACAAAAAAAAATACTTAAACGCAATATAGGTTTGATTAATATGAACATTATTTCAACAAAACTGGATCGTGACAACGGACCAATTCAAATAGGTGAAAACGGACATGTAGAAAAATCATGGTCGTATGATATTAATGAGCAAATTTGTCAATTCTTCTTCCAACTGGTTCGGGCGAAAGATACGAGTGATCTACAATATAAATTAGGTTTAATGTTGAAAAATCTAACATGGACGGATAATTCATTTCAGTTATTGACTTTATTGAAAATAATGGTTCATACGAGAGATATTATTGATGGTAAGGGAGAATATGATTTGGCTTTTATGCAATTATTGGTGTGGTATAAGTATTATCCAAAAATAGCATTTGATTGTTTTCAGTTATTTTTGGATACAGATAAAAATCCATTAGATCATCAATATGGATCGTGGAAGGATGTAAAAAGATTTTGTCAATATATCAAGGACAATATGATCGACGGTGAAAAACATCCATTTATTAGCGGAATTCTTTCTAGTTCTCTTGATCATATGAAAGATGAATATAATAAATCAAAAAATGATATAAATTATAAACCTACATTAGTAGGTAAGTGGTTGCCTCGAGAAAAATCAAAATATGGATGGATTTTTAATAGATTGGCTAATATGATGAATCCATCGTTTATGGATACAGTAACGGATCGTTCGTCAATGAATAAAGCATCTAGAAAGCAGAAAATGGAATTGAAGAAAATTCTTGTTTATTTGAATAAGAGAGTAGACACTGTTCAGGTTAAAATGTGTGATCGGGAATGGTCGTCTATTGATTTTAATAATGTAACTTCTCTAACTATGTCTAAGAATAAAAATGCAATTCTTTATGTGGATAAAAAGGGAGAAATGCGAGGCGATAATTCGGATCGTATCACATGTAAAGAAAATTATAAGGCACATCTTTCGGCGGCTAAGAGTGGTGATACAACTAAGAAAATTCATGGAAAGCGTTGTCAAGTGGGAGAACTTGTAAGAGACGCACTTTCTTGTAAAATTACGGAAAAATCCAATGAGGATATAATGGAAACAATTAATGAGCAGTGGAAAAGCAATTTAACTAATAATAAGGGGTTAGAAGGAAAGTCTATCGTTACTATGTGTGATATTTCTGGTTCTCTGGAGGATGATAATTCATTACCGCTTCATAATGCTATTGGATTAAGTATTAGAATTTCAGAGTTGGTTGATGATGATTCTGGATTTAAAAATAGAATAATGACATTTGATAGTCATCCGACGTGGGTGCAACTTACGGATGAGCAAGGGTTTGTAGAAAAGGCTCATATTGTTAAAAATGCGGGTTGTGGAACAAGTACAAATTTTCATCTTGCTCTTGATAAAATTATAGAGGTTCTTGTTGAGAAAGAGATTCATCCGTTAATTGTTAAGAAATTAATCGTTGCAGTATTCAGTGGTATGCAAATAGACTGTTCTGATCATAATATATTTGATACAATGGGGGAGAGTATTAAACACAAGTTTGTTGATGCCGGAATGAAAACAAAATGGAATCAGCCATATGAGATGCCACATATTCTACTTTGGAATTTAAAAAAGACTTCGGGATTTCCAACAACATCATATTCTAAGAATATAACATTCTTAAGTGGGTATAGTTCTACACTTCTCAATGTGTTTTGTACAAAAGGCATTGATGCATTACGCGAATCAACACCAGTAACTATGTTAAGGGATTTGTTGAATACTGATAGATACAATATTGTCCATGATATTATCCAATAAACTTATGATGAAATAAAAATGAAAAATCACAAATATATATATATTAATTAAAAAATATAAAAATAAAATATTTTTTAATACAAAAGCAATGAATGAAAATAATACATATAATAGATATAATAATGTATTGATGTCAGAATTAACAAATATTATTACAAATAGTTTTAATACAAATGGTACTTTTTTTCCTAGTCAACAAACTCCTACGAATGTTATGCAAAATTCATTATATGAGAAAAATCCATATAAAAAAGTGACTTCCATCGAAGGATTATCGCAATTAAAAACAATTATTTTTAAAGATAGTGAACAAAATACAAAAGAGTGTTCTATTACCCAAGATGAATTTACAGAAGGGCAAGAAATAATCCAATTACCGTGTAAACATATTTATGAAAAAGAAGCAATTCATACATGGTTAAAAGAAGAATCAAATAGTTGTCCGGTTTGTAGATATGAATTGAAATTTAAAGAAGTAAATCAAAAAACCAATTATGAACAAGACATGTTAGATAGTGATGATGACATGTTAGATAGTGATGATGACATGCCTGAACTTGTAAGTGACATGCCTGAACAAGATATGCCTGGGTTAATTAATTCACATGAACAAAATGAGAGAGAAAATATATTATTTAATATAAATCGCATTATTCAAAATATACAACTTATAACCGAACCTCGTGGAATATATAGACAAAATTCATTTCAGACACAAATGTATATAGATAATGATTTTCAACATGCTTTAATGGACAGTTTAAATGAAACAAATAATGAAACAAATAATGAAACAAATAATGAAACATCATATGAAGAAAAAAATTCTGATGAATTCTTAACTCATCCAGATACTCAACATGATTGTATGTATGATGACAATTTAAGTTATATAGACAGCGATGATGAACTACTTACGGTTGATTAAATATCGTCCCAATCAATATCATCAATAACTTCGAGTTTTTCATTTACGGGATCTTTCTTTTTATGATCTTCGTTTTTATTATCCATATCCAGTATAATATTATCCGGTTCCCCATTACGATCGAAAATATCATCGGTTGCTTCTATTTTTCCTTGGTCATGAAGTATATTATAAACTTCTTGTATTTGTTTTAGTTCTTCCATATCATCATTATTATAAACATAAATAAGATCTGCCTTTTCTTTTCGTTTTTTACTGACAACTTCTCCGAAAGATACACTTCGTAACCCAACTAAAACAATGCAATTAGGTCTTATAGTATTATCTCTTTTATTTCTTCCCCTAAATTTACCTCGTATAACAAGAGTTCTTTTGATTTGATCAGTACATAAAATTTCAGCATGTCCTCCACCATGAATGGTTGTCACACGTGCGATTACTTCACCTTCTTCGACAGGTTTTCGTAATTTTCTACGTGTACTATGATTTACCACATTCTTTCTGGCCAATTTTTTGTGTCTACTACCTCCTGCTTTATTCTTCACCATTTTATTAATAAAATATTAATATTCTAACTTCTTTTCAATTTTATATGTTTTAACATTTCGTGATGATAAAGAATGTATCCAATTATCTATCGAATTGCTAGAAATATATTTTGTACTTTTTTCCTGTACATTTTTTGGTTGTTCATCAGGTTCATATCCATATTGACTATAGAAGTCTTCCATTTCATTATCGTCTTCAAAATCGAGTTGTTTTTTGACTGGATCTATTTTAATCTTATATTTGTCAAATCTATCCTTCCATATTTTACTATTATACGCATGATATTCCCAATTATACCAATACTCTTGATCTAATACAAAATTACTTCTCGCTAATTTGAAACATCCTATATTCTTCGATATTTCAAATAATCGTTTTTCTCTTAAAGTGGAAATGGTATTTTTAACAACTTCTTTCAAAACACGCCTTACATCTATGTAGCAACTGATTGGTACTTTCTTAAATATAAATTTACTTTCTGTTTTAGGGATAATTAGACATTTACACAAAAGTAGATGAAATTTATTCTTATAATGGCCGTTGCAATCTGATATAATACTATAATTTTCTTCCAAAAATTTTGCAATATGTTTGTTTTTCATGTTTTTTTTCAAATAATATGAAATGTATTCGTTATTTTTATTTGTAATTGAAAACATCAATAGTTTTTCATATATGTTATCTCCCTTATACGGACGAATATCTATATACGATGTAATATATGTTAATACAGAACTATAATAAGTTCTGTATAAAAATATATCGTGATTTATATTTTTATGGGCTCTACCTAAGTTATAAATAATATATAAAATATATTTAATTTTATTGTTTTTCTTCCATTTTTTGTAATAACTATTGATTTTGTTAATAATTTGGGGGTAATTTATGTAATAAAAATCATAATAGATTTTGTATGTAAATTGCCATATGTCTTCAGGATCATTGCTTTCATATAATTCAGTAATCCAGTAATATGTTTCTGAAAACTTTTTGTTTTTCAATATACATTCTAATAATGATAATTCAACTTCATCCTTATTATATAAATATCTCGTAAAAACTAATTTGTTGGTCATGTTTTCTACTACAGTACAAAAATTTTTTTTTATCAATTTTTTTCTACAACTACAATATATGAGGAATAAATGGCTATTACAAATTCAAAAAACTTTACATAAATATCCCGGTAAACCAATTAATCAAGTTTTACAAATAGCAAAAATTAATTATGAAAAAGAAAGGAAGAAAAAGAAAAAGAAATAATTATCTACATAATTAAAAAACTTTATACTAATATGGATTTCATCTTGGTTTTCCTTCGGGATTTGTAATACGTTTACTTAAACTAGTAAACAAATTTTTATCATTAACCCAATTTAATAATTCTCTTATCCTATTCATTATTTATATATATATAAAATTGGTAATTTCAATAATTTAAGACATACTTTTTCTAATTTTCAAAGTTTCTATCTTACCTGTTTTACGTTCTTTTTTTAATACTTTATCAATGTCTTTTTTTCCATCAATAAAGTTTTTTTTAAAATTCTTAAATACTTTAATACCTACTTGAATATCTTGTGTTAGAAATCCATTAAACTTTTGTATAGTATCAGAGATATCTAATCTATTTTCAGGAGTTGGATCTATGTTTTTCAGTAATAACTCAGTAAAATGTATTATAAATTTGTTATCGGTATATCCATTTGTGTTTATAAAATGAATAAATTTCAAATACATAATTGATAACGAATAATTATCGATTGTAGTCCAAAAACTCATGATATATTTCTTACGCTCTTCAAATGTTTGAAATGAATTATAATATTTTAGTTGGTTCACGCATTTTTCCTTATATTTTTTAATAAAAAATGGAGAGAAATTTTGTATCAATCCTTTATTGTTATCGACAAATTCTTTTACAATATCTATTAAATCATCATCGGTAGGATTAGAATTTTCATTTATTAAGTATGCCATATAATGTACTTCAAGGGGCCAAATATAATAATCAGGTCCGAATACATAAAATATTTCCTTCATTTGATTATCTGGTATATTATCTAAATCAATGACAGAAGATAGTCCAAAATCGATAATTAATGGAAGTTTTGAATCATAATCAAATAATATATTCGTTCCTTTTAGATCAAAATGTAATATATTGTTTTGTATTAATTTATTTATGGAAGAAAGTAAATGATTATAACTAGATATAAGTTTATTAACTATATAATCATTATCTTTGTGTTTGATCATAAAATCAATAAAATCAGTACCATTTATAAATGGCATTTTCATAGTTGTAAATCTATTAGAGGACCTTTTTTTGAAGATTTCGCATCTACCATGATCAGTATCTTCTATTTCTCCTAGTTCAACACTACAGTGTTTAATAATAGGAACAAAATGGGTAGAGTATCCTATAATTTCTGTTATTTTTTTCCCAATTTTAATTTCTCTTATAGCATATTTATTATATACTTGGACTTTGCTGACATATTTATTAGATATTAATGTACTTCCGTCACAATTTATGGCTGGGCTGAAAACACATCCATATCCACCACTTGCTAACATTTTTCCACCTATCATATTAATAAAAAAACATATTATAATTTTTTAGTTATAACTCTGAAATATTGTTTATACTCAACAAATACTTTTCTGATAATATTAATAGTTTACCTGTCTAAAATATCTATTTTTATATGTTTTTTTAAATTTCATCAAAAGTTCTTCTTTTGTATTATATCCATTATTTTTAAGATTTTTCACTTCATTCTCTAATGTTCTTTTCTCCATATTTTCCATATAATCTTGAAATCCATTAGAAGGTTTACTATCTTCTGACCGCAAATGGATCAATATTTGGATATCCATTTCTTTTAAGATGGTTCTATCTAAACCAATATATTTTTTTCTAATGACATCGTCTTCTTTTTTATCACTTTTATTTTTATGATAATATCTTGCACTTTTATAAATTTTTTTATAAATATCACCTTCATATCCTTTACTTTCTAGATATTCAAGTTCTTTGTCTATTAATGTATTATTATCATCTTTCCATTCATTCCATGCTTCCTTAAAATCCTTCGATTTATCAAATTTATGTATTCTGGTAAATTGTTCTAATTTTTGACTAAAACTATTACTAAATTTAAATCTAAATATTTTTCGATCATCCATTTTTAATAAATATAATTTTGCGTATTATTTTTCTTTTCAATTTTAATATTATGATTAATATATGCCTGTGTTCAAGGTTCAAGAAGAAGTATTTCTTAATAAGATAAATAAATGTTATGTAAAAATTTTAACTGTTAATAAAAAACCAGATAACTCTCCTCTTAAAGAATATATAAAAGAATTGCCTAGACAAAGATTATCACAATTTGATTACGAATGCAAACCTAGACCACATTGCTTATTTGCTTTTATTAATCCAGAATCAGGGGACTTTATTCAATCAGACGAAATAGAAGTTGCTATGGATTTATTGATAAATTCCAATTATACTATTGATTATAAATTAACAAAAATGGTTAAAAAAAACAGTGAAAAATTAGTATTTTATTTTTCTTAAATTTAAATTGATATTAATAATTTAAATATAGATATCCATTATCTAGTAAATATATGTCATCTAAACAATCACAAATTAATAAAAAACAATCAAATATTATACAATTAAATATATCATCATATGTAAAAAGTCTTAATGATATTGAAAAAAAAGCATTAGAAATTGCCAAAGAAGATTTAGGTTCTTCATTTGACTTAGAAAAAAGTATTGGATATTTGAGTTGGTTAAAAAAAAATAAAGTATAAGGATATATTAATAATGTCGAAAGAAAATCCCAGTATTCAACAAATGGTAGAACATGAATTTATTAACTCAAATAACGTTGGTCAATCTATTTTACGATTGTCTACTGATCCTTCTATAGCAATTGTCAGAAGATTAGTATCTAAGTTCATAGGATTACTTGTTTCTATAATGGACAGGATGTTGGAATTATTAGGAGTTTCATTAACTGATCCAGATAAATTATATGAGAATATTGATAAAGCCAAACATAATGCTACCCTTTTAACTATGATCATGGTATATATATTAGAAGATCCTGATATTAGAGAAAATATAAAACAAGTTGCTCTTGCTTTAAATGATTCTGCCCTCAAACCTTTTTTGGCTGTAGCACTTATTACTCTAAAAGAAATGAAACCTGCTATAGATGAAGCTGAAGCAGACTTAATTGAACGTATGAAAGAAGGTTTGCGACGTGCTGGAGACGGTGCTACAGATGCACTTGAAAATGTTATTACTGGTATTCCCGGTATTGGTAATACTTGGAGCGCTATTTCAGGAGTAACAAGTGCTGTCCAAAGTGGACAGGCTATTGTAGAAACCAACTTAATTCTTATTCTAGAAACCACCTATAGAATTTTAGAACTTTTGAGAAAGACAAATGTTCCGGGATTAGAATCGGTAGATAGTTTTATTGATTTTGGGTTAGGGGCATATAACACTTATACTGATGTAACTAATAAATTTGATGAAATCAACGCTACAGTTCAGCAATTGAAATTTGATCCTGCTGAAACTTTATCAAAAGAAAAATTTGTTGAAGAATTAAAAAAAAAAGATGATTCTGCAAAAGCAATGATGCCAAAAGGATTAACTAGTCAAATGCCTGTAAATAATCAAATTAAGCAAATTCCACCGAGAACCTCTATTAACAAAGGAGGTTCTCGTAGAAAATATAATAAAAAATACAAAAAAAAACGCACTAGAAAAAGAGCACTAAAAAAAACGTACTAATTAGAAAATTCCTTTCCATGAACTAAACGAAACATCTTTTGGTTCTTCTTTTTTTCTCTGTTTAAATTCCAATATATCAACTAATTTTCCTTTATATCTAAATTTGTTGATTAACTGAGTTTCTTCTTGAATAGTTTCTTTCATTTTCTCTGTGTTTTTGAATTTAGCAAATATCTCATCGTCACTATCAGGGGGAGTTTGTTTAACTGGTTCTTCACTTTCTTGATCACTTTCTTGATCACTTTCTTCATCACTTTCTTCTTCACTCTCTTCGCTGTATTCGCTGCTATTATCACTCTCTTCATCACTCTCTTCGCACAAATAAAGATCTGCACAATTGAATATATTTACATATTTTCTAGCAACTGTTTCTAGGTGTTGAAAAGGAATTTCTTTATAATCAGACCAGTAATCAAAACCTTCATTATCTAAATTATATTTCATAAATACATTGCCATTTGGCGTACATTCTAAAACACTCAATAATTCAGTATTAGGTTCTTTATTTGTGTTGTTTTTTCTTTTTAATGGATTTTTTTCATCATAAGGAATTTCTTTTTCTTCCTCCTCTTCCTCCTGGTCTTCAATTGGTAAATAACCACTTACTAACATTGTCTGAGAAACTGATATCATTGTAAATAAAACACTTAACGGTATAATACTTAGTAAAAGTAAAAAAATTGTTACAGGGTTTGTTTCAACCTTTGGTTGAAAATTTACATATTCATTGCAGTATAATTCGTCCATATTTACATTATGTAGATAATTTATTTTTAAGTTTATTTCTTTTTAACATCTCTCTTCTCACAGAAAATAGTTCCATCACCTCTTTCTGCAAATCGGGTATGGGAATTTTAATATAGTTTTCATTTGTATTATTAGGGTGCATACAAACCAAATACATACCGTTAATTTTCTCTCCATAATTTTTTTCTAAAAGTGCCTTATATGTATTTAATTGTAAAGCATAATGATAATAATTACAATCCATGAGATGTTTGATGCATTCTGTGTTTGCTTTTTGATAATTATTTGTATATTTAATTTCTTTACAACGTTTCCAGTCATAAATTTCAAGTGTCCCGTCTTTATTTCTAAATATCATATCTATAGATCCGGCAAATCGCAATTCTTCGTCATAAATCATCCATTCTGTGCGATAAGGTTCCATGTGTGCACCGCAATCTTTTTCAAAATTCTCAAAATAGGACCATTCTACACAATCTTCTTCTATTTCTACGGCTTCGTCGTTATAATAGCACTCAATGTCATAATGCATTTTAGTTCCTGCTTCTGATGCTTTTTTACCATTATCAGACCACATTTTCTTAATTTCTTTCTTAGTTTGCCCATAATAGCGACTTTGTGTCCAATTGCGACTTAACATCATTTTATCAATAATTTTATCTGGATCAAAATGAGCGAAATGTGAATGATTCCATGTCGTTACTGACATATAATTACTATCGCCTTTAATGGTGTAAATGTGGGGACCTTCATCAAAAATGATGTTTTTATCCCTGGGGTGAGGATTTTTATTGGCTAAATAAGTTGGTGGTTCCATTTTAATACTATTTAATATAAAAATAGTATTAAATCAATTTTTTTTGTTTATAATATTTCATTAATATCATTATCCACTTGCTGCTGGTTCTGGCTCCGGTTCTGGCTCTGGTTCTGGTTCTGGTTCTGGCTCTGGCTCTGGCTCTGGTTCTGGCTCTGGCTCTGGCTCTGGCTCTGGTTCTGGCTCTGGTTCTGGCTCTGGTTCT